ACTAACTTCTTAAGGTGTTTTGTTAGGTCAAGGTTGTAATAACTAAGGCCCGTAAAAGCATCATCAACTAAGTCATAAATTTTAAAATCCGATAGTTCCATTATGGCAAGCTCCTGACGTAAAGAGATCCTCTGTGAATGGCTGCCTTTTTACTGGCTGCGCTGCCTTTGAATTGTAATTTTAATGTGTTCACTCCCGCTGTTAGGGTCACTGGTTCACTATAAGATGATGGGTGTCTCTGGTCAGTGCCACCGTCTCCCGCGCCTTCCTTGTCTTTAGGTTCTTCCCTGTGAAATTCTATAAATGTCCCATTCACTGAAAACCTAGCCTGAAAGTCTTGACCCGTATCATCTAAAGACCAAAGATAAGAAGTTTGTAAGTCGTATGTTCCTGCCAAAGGCGGCGTGTATGTTATTGTCACGCCATAATCCGCCCAAATTGTGGACGACTGGTTTTGAAGAAACGTCGAACTCGTAGCATAAGATAAAATTGATCCTGGTCCCGATGGCCCGGCTGGTCCGGCTGGTCCGGCTGGTCCGGCTGATCCGGCTGGTCCAGTTAAATTAAAAAGTACGTTATTCTCATCCCTTCCCTTTGGTCTTTTCGTTGTAGGGTCTATCCAAAAGTAAATAGAGTTAGCTGGAGCCGCTGTTCCTGGGTCGGCTCCTGTATATAGAGTCATTAAAGCGCTTGACATATTAACCTTCCTTAAGGATTAAAGAACCCTTTAAAACTAAGCATCCTTCCAGCTTGAAGTGACGAAAAACAACCATCTGTTTTTTCTCTTCTATCGTCAGAGTTTCCCCATCCAAAACACAGTCGATTGCTGAGTGGTGATCCGTTGCGGGTCCGCTAATCGTCTGCAAAACCCAAGAGCCAGGTAGCCCGTCAACATTAAAATAATTATCGCCATTGGTTCTTATGTAATGACCGGGACAAGGCAAAGTGAAATTAGGAACGGCAACGCCGCCCCCAATCCAAAGTACTTGATTACTATCATCATCTTGAAATATTATTCCATCATCAGATAGATCAAATGCATTTTTTGCCTTAACTACCATTAAAGAACGCTCTTAACTACTTCGATTCTTCGAACCGTAACAGTTACACCAGCCGTCGAGCTAGTCGCTAGAAGTCTCATGTTACCGCCGGAAATATCGACATCAATATCAAAGTTGAAGTTTGAACCGACCTTGTTTTTTGCATAAGGACTAGTATGATCTTCACCAGTTGAACCATCATTTAACGCTGATATGATTCCCGATTCTCTATTGGCTGGCGTTGCATCTTCTTTAGCGCAATACATCCAAACAACTTTGCAAACTGAAGCAACAGGCACTTGATCGACCATGGTTTGTGCCGTGATACCAGTAACTTCAACGCCTCTTAATTGCATTAAAAGAACGCCAAACCTTTGGAATAGCTCTTTAGCAGTCGCGGTAGCAGATAACAAAAGATCAACCGGAGAAGTCCAAGTACCATAATTGGTATCGCCTTGAGATATTCCCGAAGCGGTTTGGATATCTTGTTGGTTACCATCTAGCTTTGAGATAGCCGAATCAAGATCTTCACTAGGCGCGATCGTTCCATTTTGCGCTGCATATCCTGAAGTTAGATATAAAGCGTTTGCAATTTCCCAGTTAAAATCGGCTTGCTTAATAGTCGCGGTACCAGTGTAAAGAAGTATCGCTGAATCTTCTTGGCCGTTTGGATCTGGAAGGTTATGCCTTACGCCAAAAATATCACCTGCAGCTAGTGCAACGGTAGGCGCTTGTAAAACAATATTCGGAGCTGAGATTGAAGCAACCTCGAAAAACGCAGGGGAACCATCAGCATCGGAATAAACATAATCACCAACTGCGAAAGCCGTGTGATCTAGTCCACCATCGTTATCGGTTAAAGTAGTTGGATTAACGTTACCAATTGCTAAAGTGTCATTGGTTGAGATTCTAACTAACTCATTACGCCAAACTGAAGTAACAGCAACGGTTGAAGTCAATTCATCCCAGTCAGCAAGTGCGCCAGCGTTAGCAATCTTTTTATAGATCGCTCCGGTGGTTGTATGCATTGCTAGTGAACCGATACCAGCTTCGTCTTGTGGGCCAGTGTCGCCACCAGGGGCCGCACTGACTGGAAGCAATTTAATTCCATCGCCTCTAGATTCATTTTCGCCGGTTATCTCTAACCATTTTTCAATTGAAAAGCCTTGTCTAGACATTTCGTTTCTCCTCTAATTAAGTGAATTTTACAGCCTCGAAAGTCAAAGGGAATAATTCCCCATTGGTAACTGCAAAAATTACATCGGCACCAATGACAGAATAATTAATCTGCCTGTTGGTATTATCGCCTAATAGTCCGAAAACACTAAAATCTAATTCTGAGGATTTTCTCATACTGTCAAGATTAAAGCCTGAGTAGTGACTATTTGACGTATTGTAAATTTTAACTTGGTAGTTCGCCTTGAAATATGAGGCAAATAAAATGCTATCTACCGTGACAGTAGAGCCAGCCGGAATGACGATAGGCTGTATATTTTGAGAGGTTTTCGATCGACCTATTGGCGTTTCCATATATCAAGCCCTAATACCTTTTAAGTAACCTCTGAGATAATCGTATTTAAAACCGGGGCAAGTTTTCCCAGAATTAAATTGATAATGACACCACCAGCTATCAGCGTCGATTTTATAGTTTATTAGGCAATAAGAATACAAATCAGCTAGGGCCTTAAATTGGCTCTCTAGAAACTCTTCTTTTCCTATGATGCATATGCCTATTGAATCGTGATTGTGGCCTTTAGCGTGAGCGCCACGCCTTGCAATTGATCTACCCTCTTGAACATCACCCATGCGGGTAATAACAAAATGATAGCCAATATCAGACCATCCACGATCTAAATGCCATTGCCTAATATCTTCAACGCCGTAATCATACCTGACTTGATCAGCCTGATAATCTGGAGTATCGGAGCAATGAACGATTACACGTTTGAAATCTACCAAAATTTATACCAAGATTTCTCTGTGCATTTTTCATATAGCTTTGTAAATTCCATTTGAGTTAAACAAACATGACCTTGAAAACTTGTGGATTCACACTGAATAAGCTGTTTATTACGCTCGATAGCTACCTTTGTAGGGTTTGAAAACCAGACCTTTGGAGCGTAGGGCTTAGAAGTAGCACAGCCCACAAAGCTAAAGATCAAGATCGGTAAACATTTTTTCAATATCTTCACTATTTTTATCCTTTAATTTTTGACGGAAGGTTTGAACCTTCGCTTTTTGCTTGGTTTTGCATGATTCTTTTGAACGTATGAATTTTAAATACTCACGTCCAAAAGATAAAGCAGCTAAGATTACTTGAGCGTAAATCATTTTTTAGCCGCGAAAGCTGAAGCAATTCCCATCACTGTGCTTGCTAGGTATTTGAACATCTTTTCTTGATCCTCTTGAGGCGCTGATTGATACTCAGCTATAACCTTCGCAGAACCCATAGAAGCTTTAACAGCACCCGGAGCATTTTCTATAACGGTTTGAGTAATCTCGAAGCCGTCGATTTTTCCATCATCAGAAATATGCTTAACTAAATCTTCAACTACATTATCAACAAATTCCACGATATCCGAAGTCTCTGGCATTGATTCGATTCTATCCATGATTTACCCCTTTGGCTCTTAGCCCTGAAATGACTTGATTTAAGCCTCCGAAATTGGATTCTAAAGACCTTACTTTTGAATGGCATTGATCTAGGCTTGCTTTATTTTGTTCGTTATAAACGCAGATTTCAGTTAATTTATCGTGATCTTCTTTCACTGTTTCAGTTATCGCCTCGATTTTAGAAATCTTTAGCTCTAAAGCCATGATTCTATCTTCAATCTTTTTACAAGCACCATTGATAACAGCACTCACGCGCCAAACTGCAATACCGATAGCGACTGCAGCCGTTACCAGTTGAAAGAAAAAATTAACATCCATTTGAGGGGCTTCGATCAATTCTTTAAATCCTCAATCATCTGTTGACAAATAAAAGCTTTGTGCATTTTTTTACAGTCTGTTTTTGTTTTGTCGCATCTTACATAACTTGGAACCACAAGCTTAGGATTTGAACATAAGCCATAAATTCGATCATAATCACCTGAGTATTTGCCCCATAAAAGAGCCGCCCATAGGTCGGTTTTATCGCGCTTATAATGCTCTTGAATCCTTGCGGCCATCTGGTTGTTTATCTTTCCATCGGATAAGCCACGAGCGAAAATAGAGCATAATTGCAAATGAGCGTGATAATCTGTTTTTCCCTTTGGATAGGTCGAAGGCCAATTATAACCAGAATGTTTTTTGCCACCTAGAGAATATGAGGCATGATATAAGTAAGCCCTTACATTAGGCGTGTATACCACTCTCGGATCATAACCTTTAGATAGGGTAGGCTCACCCATCACAAATAGATTATCCTGGCCGTATTGAATATGTCGCTCGAACATATTTAGATCTTTAGCCACAAGCCCATAAATCCCAAGGCCACAAGAAAATTGATCTCGGCTCCAGTCCGATGAAGCGTCCTGTCTTTGATCTTTATTTTCTTCAACCCAGCATCTAGGCTCTGGCCTTCGGTAGAACTTTCCATTGCGGCTAGAATCTTCGTATGAGTCAATGCTACAACCATTTACAGCGCACCATTGACCTTGCCAAATCATCCCATCGCAATCTTTTTTAACTTCAACCGATAGACCTTCAGAATCTTTTTGAACTGTCTCTATGAGGTTATCACGGACGAAAAGCGCATCTGTTAAATCATACACCTTGCTCGGCTTTACTTGAGACGTTGAGCAAGATGATAGAAGTAGGATTGTGAGTAGATGTTTCATTGGTTAATCCGCCGTTGTATATGTCAAGGTTCCACCAATAGCCTGAGCCGCCGTGGATGAGTTCACTACAATGTAAACATTAAAATTATTTGCCGAAGGGTAAAACATCTTAGTTACCCCAGTCGTACCCCCGGAAGATATTGAAGTTTGTAGCGCCCCCGAGCCGTGATATGACAAATATTGAGATGTAGAGGTAACTGAAAATACCAACGGTGTAGGCATAGAACCAGGCAAAGCCCAGTTAGCAGACAAATTACCCGAACCAGATACGCCATATCTCGCCCGCCAAACCACAGTCACCTGATCGCCGTCTCTCCACCATCTATATTTACCATAAGTCAAAGACGACGGAGGCGTGCCGTTCCAACTCAACGCGGGTAGGTCAAGCTCACCTGAATCTTCTATATCTTGAAGACCCGGCTTACCATCACTAGCAACCTCTACGCCTATTGGTGGTAGGGATGGGGCGTTGGCGAATTCTACGATTGGGATTCTAATAGCGCCATTTGAGTTAATTCCTCTAATAAGATTGTTTACACTAGTTCCTATCTCGTTGCCGGAAACATCGCCCACAAGGTCGTCCACGGGGCGGCCAAAGATAATTTTGAGAGTAGTATCTGTTGCTTTCCGTATAGTTCCTTCGCCATAAGTATCACCACCAGGGGCCTCGATAAGATATGAAACGCCGCCAAATCTATTTGGCTCTGTTGGGTTTATGATTGTATGTCCAGGCGGGATTGAAAAAGTCCAATCGCCCCCGTCAGTTCCATTAGCTGAGGGACTGTATGCAAATTCTATTAGCATATCTGCCCCGTCACGCCTCCATAGAAAAGTTGAAGTGCTGGGTGCATGTGCAGTATCATTTACAAAAACAGGGCTGTAAGACTTCCAATTAGTAAAAGGCAAATCGTCAACGGTAGGCTGGAAAACTAGGGATGTGCCTGCCCATTCGGTTATTGGAATTCTAATATTTAGTGTGATCCTGTCATTTGAAGCCCAGACAAAAGGCTCAGAAGCTCCCCAGCTTGTTATATCGTCCGATCGAATACCGATTGTTGTCGCATCTGTAAAAACAACTACGCCCTGATGATTATTTGAAGGAACACTCACATCTCTACCGAACGCCTCACCGTGAATATATTTGACTGTACTACTTGTGCCTAACAACTCGCCTATCACGGATTTCCCGTCTGGGACGGTAAGCCCTATAGTACCTGTGACAGCGCCACTAACTAAGCCTTGTACTTTTACAAGCATATCAGGCCCATCACGCCTCCAGGCCCCTTCAATTTCAGTAGTTGGGACATTTGTTAGTATCGGCGTGAAATTAACCCAATCCGTTTGAACCGTTCCATTTTGAGGCGTTCTAGTCCCAAGGAAAACATCGTCAACATGAATAGTCGCGGCATCGGCGCTAGCTAAGAACCGAACCGCAAGCGTACCCGTTGAAGGACAAACAAAAGTAATATCACCCGAAGCCGTGTATTCGGCTGCAGCTTCCAAAGCAATACTTGTTATAACCTCAGCCCCATCCCAAACCTGAGCCGTGATATTCGCATCGCCGCCTAAGTACCAAAACGACATTAGACACAAACGATTTTTAATAATCTTGTAATCATCAACCGAAACCGCATCAGATTCCAACGTGTCACTAGCAGCATCAGCGTTCCACTCAAAAGACTGGCCACCAAGTGCAACCTCAGCCGCAACGGTCGAAGTAGTAAAAGAACCTGAACCAGTATTAGTCCAGTTTGAAGTACCATTTTCAGCACCAGCATTATCTACTATATTAGTACCACCGCCGCCAGAACCAGAACCAGAACCGATATCAAAAATATTAGTATTATCATTTGTAAATTGAAGCTTTGAAGTAGCAGAATCCCACTTTAAACGAGGGTTATCATCACTTGCAGCGCCAACGTCGAAAATTAATTCCTTATCGGTATTATTACCGTCACCAACTCTAATTGTATTATCTCTATGTATCTTGGCTCCTAAGAGCAAAACGCAAAGAGCACCCAATCCAATCCATAAACCTTTTCTCATCTCGTAACCCCTTACACTATAACTTTGTTAAATGAAGCTTTAATTAAACCAGAATAATTAGCACCGCCAAAACTTGTAGTCGCGTATTGAACTTGACCGGAAGCATTTACAGTAAATGTGATTTGTCCTGGCGCTTTAGTATTGCCCGAATGATCATTGGTATCTACCGAGATATCCCATGAAGTAGTTTCGGAATTATATGATAAATGAATCTTTCCAGATTCTACATAATTATCAGAATCATCACGCCTTAAAACGTGGTAGCGGATATCAACAGCTAACTCGCTCGCCGCTGAAAACTCTAGGCCGTTTATTGTGGTAGCAGCTTGGTTATCTAGCAGGGATTGAGATACGTTTAATGTAGTGGCTCCTAAGCCGCCTTCAGAGATTCCAATGTTGATAGCTTGCAGCATTTGATCCTGGTCAGAACCATCAAGGGTAATCCCAGCAGCTTCAACCACTGCGACTATCTCATTTTGAATATTATTCATCTCTTCGGAACCAACCACCGTTGCGGGTATATTTAAGGCCGGATTTCCTTCCGTGTATTCGTTATTATCATGCCCTGAAGCATCTGTTTTTTTCATGCGTAAACTCCTTTTAGTTATTCAGTAAATTTAAAAAACGCTCCAGTATGCGCTGGCTTTAATTTCTCAATAGAACATTGAACATTTTCATTTCCAAACTCTCGAAGGCGATCGCCAACAGTGTTTTCACCTACTCTAAAAAAGCTACTTTCACTAATCGGGACTTCAACAGAGAAATAATATCGCCAACCGAAAACAGCTAATTGCTGGCCCACGGTATGATCGCCAACGGTAAATACATCAGGGATTCTATGAGAGTTACAAAGCGCATCGCCAACAGTTCCATAGCCAACCAAAAACTCATCGCAGTTTTCGACGGTAATATCAAACCCTAGAAGCGAACCTATTTGCTCATAAAACGAAGCTGATAAAGAGCCGATTCTAGCTAGTCTTTCTTTGACTGCAGCGCGTCTTTCTTCATCCGTTTGATCTAAAGGCGTACACTCATCTGGTATGCCTACCATGGATTCCCAATCTGTAAGCATCTCGCTAGCGCTACAAGGATCCATCTCGACATTTAATAAATCGTTAGCTCTTTCCTCAACGCGAGAAAACTCACCAACCACACCATCAAATAAAGGATCACAAGCGATATCATCCCAAAGTTTTCCCTTGGGCAATAGCCTTCTAAATAGCTCTGTATATTTTTTAATAAAACTACTCATTAAATCCCTTGAAACGTATAAGTTCCCTCAATAACCAAACCACCCTGCGAAGGCACTACATCCTCAGTAGGTGAAACTAAAATATGATCTTCTTCACCCGAAGCGATTGATATAGCCTCTTGAATTTTTGATATTTCAATGATGCCATCGTATTGAGATCCAACCTCTTCGAAGCCGCCTTTTACTTGTGCCTCTCTAGCTAGCAAATCTTTTATCTCAGCCTTGATAGCCTCTTGAACGGCTACCGTATTCGGCTCGATTTTAATTGTTAAATCTAAATCTTTAGCAATGGGAGAGACTGCGAAAGTGGTCGCTGTGACTGGAGCGCTTTCATCTAATACAGCTTGAACCGCTGCGAGTGTTGCGACATCTGGCAAAATATCAACTTCATCATCTTCGACCACGTAAACAACCACGGTGCCTTCACCCATGCCACCTGGAATAACCCAAGCCCTAGTAACCCCTGAAACTGAGGTAGCGTATTGAATATAATCATTAGCGGTACCGCCCGAAGGAGGTTGCTGTATTCTATCAACTACTCTAGCCCGATAGTTATCGTCAGATTCTAAATCATCGCCCTCAGTGTCGGTACTTGAAACCGTACCATCATTATCAAGGCCAGCTATTGGCGACTGAATAGAAACGATTTCGCCAGCGTCAAGATTACCCGTTGAGCCTTCAGTGTCACAAATTAAAACGACACTAGCAACACCCGTCGCAACGACTGCGACCGCTTCAACTTGATAAGTTAAACCATCATCTCTAGTGTATACAGTTCCGGCAGTTATATTGGTGCCGTCAGTTCCCGTTAGAGCTACATTTAATTTTGCGAAGGTCGCGGCTTTTCGACCGATGGAATAAATCGAACCCCATCTTTCCAAAAATTCATCTTCAGCCTGATCAGGAAACATCTGCTTTGATATATAAACCATATGGCCGTGTAAGGTATGGGTTACGCCCGATATGGCTTTAGCTAGAACATCAAGGAATGATCTTCGAATGATCGCCTTAACGCCCGTAGCAGTCCTTAAATCGCCTTTTGTGCGATCTCTTAACTCTGGTAATGTCGGTCTAGTAAATGGCATTATCGTTTAGCCTCCTGGCCGTCCCAAACTCTGGAAATTTTAATCACTTTATTATCTGGTTTTGTTATCTCAATATCTAATATTAAATCGCCGTTGTCATTATAATCAGCGGAAGTAGAAATATTTTTTGTTAATCCATCTTCGGTCATCCATTCAAGGGCCTTAGCTGAATAAATTTCAAAATCAGATAATACAGAATCAGATTGCTTTGAACGCGAGAGCAGCCAAAGCTTTGAGCCGATTTTATCGTTTTCAATTTCTGAAATTGAATCAGCCCACCAGCCTTTTTTGTCGGTTTCAAGGTCGCCTAATTCATCTTCTGTCACTCGCTGATCACTAAAAAGACTAATAGAAACAGAGGTTTCAAGCCCCTGATCATCCTTTAAATCGCCATTTTCTATTTGCAGACAAAATTGATTGTCAACAAATGCAATTTCTATATCGCTCATGTCACATCGTCCACGTAAACACCAGACGAAGAGCCACCCACAACCGTTGTAGTGACTACCATCTGATTTTTTAATATCTCGATAAATATCTTGGCCAATGACTCGGCGAATTTATCCATCTCGGCAGCATCTTCAGGCGTGCCGAAAGTATTTTCCATTTCGGTTTTTATAGTAGTTTCAATTGTCGCTTGAACTAGGGCCATTATTCTACCTTCGTTATAGTTGAAAGGGCGGTAGTTGGTAGCGGAATTGACGGCGGAGAAGTTGGAGAGCCTGGCGCGGATCCAACGTGTGTATGAGTATCTAACCAAGATTTAAGACTTTCGCCTTTCACCGCTGACTCCCCAGTTAATTCATCGCCTAAAAATATATCTGAAGCGTTGATTTTAAACCCGCTAGGAGCGGTTAGCTCAATATCACCCGTTGCATTATCTAACTTTATTATAGCACCAGCCGCATTATATATAAAGGTATCACCCTCAGAACCTTTCGGCCTATGCCTTCTGTCATCGGTGGCAATAATTACCCCGTTGGCTCTATTGCCACCTGCAAAAACTGCAACGGCTTCAGTCCCATTAAATGGCACGCTACTAAAGCCGTACTCCTGCATACGTTCTATAGATCCAATGACTTCATCGGCTAGTATTTGAACCTTTAAAGACTGAATATCAGTGCTATCAGTAACAGAATCAATCACAGCCTTGGCAATAGACATCCTAACCCTCTTAGCTAAAGGGCCTACCATATGCTTAATTATGTTTCTAACGTCTTTAATTCTCATAATTTTGGCGATAGCTCCAAAGCTTTTTCTTTAGATATAGAAGAGGTGAATTTCCATCCTAATTTTTCATACAAATCATTGCCCGATGTTTTGGTTTTTTCGTTTCTAAATGAATCGGGCGTAGTCATTCCAATGGTTGTAATAGTACCGCCCGAAGTTGACTTCGATAGACCAATGCTTTTTATAAGCAAATCGACGTTAGAAATACCAATAAAGCCAGCGTCAACAGGCACAATATCGCCCACCGACCAAAGTTCACCCAATGGCGTTTTAGTCCAGCCCTGGACTTCAGCAGATATATCGTTGGATTGGCGCTTGCGAATATCGGCTTCTTGTTCGGCTTGTGTTTGTGCTGTGACATCATCGACCTCAGTATCAGAAATAACCACAAGCGGCCTAGTTCTAGTCACGCCCCTATCATCAGCCGAACCCTTTGGAGTATTCTTTTTAAGGCCCCAACCAAGCGCATCATTTGAGGATTGGCCCTTAACTATATAGGTAGAATATCGATCGGATTGATCTAAAGAAACGGAAGCTTTTAAAATATTTCCATCCTGAGATAGAGCAACCGGCGATCTTGTTAAAGTCTCAGAGGCATTGCGATTAAAGATAACTAAATTGCCTTCGCCGTCAGTCTTTAGATTAAAACCCCTTGGCTTACCCTCTTTATACAAAGCCTCTAGCATTGAATCGCCTTGCTGATAGATAAACTTAAATGGCGTATCCAAAGGGCCTAAATATAATGGGCTTTCATAATATACATCGATACCAAAAAACCCAGCCATCTTTTCGCAAAGACCTAAAAAGGTAATAGATGAAATTTCATTTTCTTCAATATAACTGCAGTCGGCAAGGTCGCAAGTTCTATCCCTGCCAGTAACGGAAATAGAGCGATCTGTATTAGAAATCGAAGCCTCAACAGAATCAACAAATCCATTTAATACAGGCAGCTTTCTATTGCCGATTTTAATAGCTATTTTCTGGCCCGGAGTAATAACCCAACTATCGCCAGATTGTCGCCATTTATCAACAAACGACATGGTAAAAGAACCAATAGCAGAATCAAGATCACGATTGATAGATATATCAGTCCAAGAATTGTAAGTGGTACCATTGATAAAAACAGAGATAGCATCCTTGTCAGTTTGACCGGAGCCATTCAAAGGATTTACAAAACTATTCTTGATTACATTTATATCAACCATTTAGTCCCGTATAGGAACCCGGAGTTATAAAACCTGGGTGCCTAACCTTATTTCTATCGATGAAATCTTTTTCATTATCTAGATTTTCATTAAGATCATAAACCAAAGCTAATACAGGCATAACGGCCTTAGTCTCAACCTCTACCTCATTGGCAGTAATTGCATTTTCATTTGGAATTGCTTTGATTATATTTGCTTTTAAATCTTGGAAATTTTGAAACAAATCATCATCGGTAATAGAATCCAATTGGCCTTCAATCAAATCTACAAGGCTTTCCCTTTGAGAGTCAGCGGCGTTGATTGTTTTAAATTCTTTTACAACAGACTGATCGGCTAAGGTAATTATAGTAGCTTGTTTAACTAGCGCCTCGAAAGCGTCAGCGGCGACCTTTTGAGCCGACCTAGTATCGGTTGAATCATCTAGATCGGGAGCGTCATCGTTGAACGTAAGCAAGGTATCGAATATGGTTAAGGTATCATCCTTGCCAGAATTGGTATCTATTGCAGCGCTATCATCTTCGGTAGATTCTGCGACAACCTCTTTCAAATCTTTAATTAGGTTGATGCCTTCGGTTGATATTAAATTAGCTGAAGCCGCAAGCGTTGTTATATCGGCCCTTAAAGTAGCTATCTTTTCTTTCATTTCTGCTTTTTTAGAATCGACTACCGAAACCGTATCTAGAGAATTTTCTACAAGGTCAAGCATATTGCCAACTAGAACGGTCATTTCATCAGTTACAAAACCAGGCAAATTAGCCAAGCTATAAACAGCATCGAAAGCAGATTTAACCGAATCAATCGCGTTATTAGCAGCATCGAAATACTCAGCTACAACATCGAATAAATTAGAGGGGAAATTTGACTCCCCAGCATCGATAAACTTAATGTTAAATCTAGCAACCCGGCCCTCCTGGGTATCTTCAGCAAAGTTAAAATCAACGCATTGAACGGTTTTAACGCCTAGATAAGGGTGAGATAATTCACCGCTTCCAGTTTCTTCGCAAGCATCGATTAAGTTATCTCTTAGGCGAAAATAATCATCACCAAGGATATGGCCCTGAATAGAAAACTCACGGGTTTTTAATCCGATATCTTCTGCAAAGGTTTTGTTTTGATCAGGGGCCTCATGAGCTACGGTATTTCTACCCGTCTTAAACTCATGGCTATCTATGAAGAAAGGAACGCCTCTAAATGAAGCTGATTTTAATCTTCTCGCCCAGATACCAGCCATTATAAACCGCCTCCTAGAAATCCAACATTGCTAAAGCTTACATTTGTATTTTTATCATCGGCGTTAGCTCTTAAGCCTAGCGGAGCGTTTTTAAATACTACATCGACCTTAGAATTTTGAGGCCCGAAGGTAGCCAGTTTTTCTCTATGCTCCCTTTTTTCTTTCAAGGTCTTAGTGAATCCTTGAGTTAGGCTCTCTCTAGTCGCGCCACTTGCAGTAGTTCCCATGCTAGCGCTGATCTCAAAGGCTCTTCTTAGATCTCTTTCTTTTCGTTTTTTTTCTAATTCTTTTCGTTTTTTGTCAGTATCTAACTCAATGCCAGCGAACTTAACAATAAAATCAGGGATAGAATCTTGAATACCAAGAATCATATCATCGAAAGCATCGCCAATAGTATCTATAATAGAAAGGAAAGATAGTTTAACGCCGTCCCAATTTGTAAGCATAACAAAAATCGCTCTACCGACTGAAGCCATACCAAGAGCTATACCGGCAAGGGCCAAAATTATAGGGCCAAGGGTTAAACCCGTGGTAAGTCCTAGCGCTGAAAACGCGCCTATTATAGTTGGAAGCATAATCATCAATGAGCCAAGAGCCACTAGTAAAGGACCAAATGCGACTGCAGCACCGGCTATAATAACGCCCCATTTTAATATAGCGGGGTTTGTCCTAGAAATAGAAGCGAACATATTAGCAGCTTCAACAGCAAACTTTGCAAACGAATCTAACAAACCAGATTCAGCTATTGCAATTTGAGCACCTTCAAATGCTGATTTCATTTTGGTAACGGCTCCAACAGCGCCTTGCTCCATGGTATCAGCCATGGTTTTAGCCGCGCCTTCTACTTTGCCTAGTTTTTTTATGAATTTTTGAAGCTTACCATTTGTGGCCATGTCGGTTAGTTCACTCGCACCAGCGATAGCTCTTTTACCAAAAATATCTTTCAATACTTTTATTCTTGAAGCCTGATCTAAATGAGGTAAAGCCTTACCAAGATTCTGAAGCACTTTAGTAAAGTCTAAAAGATTGCCGTT